CTGAATACAAAAAAGCTAGAATAACATACGCTAGATTGTCTAAACCAGTAGATCAGCTTGAAGCTATTTCTAATATTGCTAACAAATCTACTAGAGATAAAGATTCATCTATTTTGCTTAATAGATTTTCTAATGAATTGGAAAAAGCTAAAAAAGAAGGTTTATTGTCTAAACAACAATTGACAAGATTAGAAAACATCAAATCTGATATGTTGCGTACTGATTTTGCTAATGAAGCTGGTCGTGGCGTTGGTTCTAATACTATGCAAAACCTTGCCTATAACAATATGTTGCAAGAAGTTAATTTGCCTAATTTGCTTAGAAGGCGTGGTATGGCTGAAACCGCAGGTAATATGGCGGCTAGAGTTAAAGATGTTGCTTATGGAAGCATGAATAAGCGGTTAACAACTGAAATGGCTGAAACAATGCTTGACCCTAGAAAAGCGGCTGCTTTAATGAAATTGGCTGGAAAACGACCATTAGAAGCACAAGTACCAACTGAACAATCAAACCTAGCTAAATTATTATTTACACAGGGTGGTGTTAATGCAGTAAACGCTATAAGAGGACAATCAAATGAGTAGAAACGGATCGGGTACATATAACCTACCTGCTGGTAATCCAGTAGTAACTAACACAGTAATTAGTTCAACATGGGCTAACACTACGCTTACTGATCTTGCTACCGCAATGACAGGTAGCGTAGCGTCTGATGGTCAAACACCTATGACAGGCAATCTTAATTTATCTAGTAATAAGATTATTAATGTTGTTGACCCTACTGCCGCCCAAGATGCCGCTACTAAAGCCTATGTGGATGCTGTTGGTTTTGCTGTAGCACCAAGCACCGCTGGTAATGTTCTAACATCTAACGGCACTATTTGGACTTCTGCTCCTGTTTCTACAGTTCTTACTGGTTCTATGCAGATGTGGCCTACAGCTACCGCCCCAACAGGGTATTTGTTATGTGCAGGTTCGGCAGTTTCAAGAGTAACTTACGCTACTTTATATGCCCTTATTGGCACTACTTATGGCGTAGGTGACGGAACTACTACCTTTAATCTACCTGATTTGCGTGGTCGTATGCCATTTGGTGTAAGTGGCTCTTATGCTTTGGCAAGCACAGGTGGTTCTGCTGACGCTATTGTTGTAAGTCATACCCATGCCGCAACTGTTACAGACCCACAACATCAACATTCTTTGCCATCAGGACAAGGCTCTAATTCAGGCACAAATTCTTATTTGGGTTCTTCAAATCTTTCTGCAACGGCTGGAGTTACAGGATTAGCTTCAACTGGTATTACTGTAGCCAATGCTACTGCTGGTGTAAGCGGAACTGGTGCTAATTTGCCACCATATCTTGCTATTAACTTCATTATTAAAACTTAATTATGTCTTTTGAAATTGACCCCGTAAAGTACGGACAACTTTGGGAAAAGGTTGACCAATTGACTTCTAAAGTTGATAAATTAGAAGAAGGCATGGAAGAACTTTTAGCCCTTGCCAATAAAGGTCGGGGTGGGTTTTGGGTGGGAATGATGGTGGTATCTGCTTTGTCTACCTTTATTGGATTTATTTCACACTACTTTACTAGCAAATGATGTGGACTACGGAATATCAGAAGGCGTTAAAAGCCTTACCGACAGCCTTGAAGCAAGCAGAACTGCAAGTAAAGGCTTATCTAAGTCTATTGAAAACATACAGCACGATGGATTGGATGTTGCACAGCACCAAGCCAACGAAAGAATCAGAGCAAGACGAGAAGCAGAGTTCAAAAAAGAACAAGCATTAATCAAGGCTTTGAAACAATGGCAACACAATAAGCAAATTAGTGACGAAGAAGCCAAGTTAAAGATTGATTTTATTAAGAAACACGGTGCTAAAGAGTGGGAAGCGGTCTTAAAGATTAAAGTGGATATAGAAAACTTACGCAAGAAAGATAACGAGGAATACCAGCACGATTTAAAAGCCGTTAAACGCTTGCAATTTTGGTGTTTTGTGGTTGCCGCAGTTATAGCTTGGTATGCCACATGGGGGTACAAATGGTAGTTTATTTGACATTTTGTTTTAGTTACTGGGGTGCATTGGCTTGTTACGCATAGGGGATAAATTATGGATTGGTTAACTAAATTAGTACCTACAATTGCTACTTGCTTGGGTGGCCCTTTAGCTGGTCTTGCCGTTACTGCGGTATCTAAAGCACTTGGTATAGACGAAGATAAGGTTCAAGATGTTATTGATAGCGGTAAACTCAACGCAGAACAGATTGCCAGCTTAAAACAAGCTGAAATTGCACTTCAAGAACAAGCACAAGAATTAGGTCTTAACTTTGAACAATTAGCCGTTCAAGACCGTGCTTCTGCCCGTGACCTGCAAAAAGAAACTAAATCAATTATTCCCCCTGTATTGTCTATCCTTGTAACCATTGGATTCTTTGGTATTTTGGGCGGCTTGATGTCAGGCAAGATTATGACTTCTGACGCTCTTATGTTGATGCTGGGCAGTCTTGGAACTGCTTGGACAGGCATCATAGCTTTTTATTTTGGTAGTTCTGCTAGTAGCCAAGCAAAAGACAATATGATTCATAATTCGACCCCATTAAAATGATAAATAGCCGATCCCTAGATGACCTTATCCCCCCAGCTAAAGAGCGTGTAGAACGCTTTTTAAATCTGTGCAAGGATAACAACATAGACCTGCTAGTTACTTCTACATACCGCGATAATGAATCCCAACAGGCTTTATACGAACAAGGTAGGACTACGGCAGGAAAGGTGGTTACCAATGCTAAAGCTGGTGATTCTTGGCATAACTGGCGTTGTGCTGTTGATGTCGTACCTATGGTCAACGGCAAACCTAATTGGGATGGTCTACACCCTGTATGGGATCAAATCGGTACATTAGGTGAGCAAGCAGGATTAGAGTGGGCAGGTCGCTGGCGTACATTTAAAGAACTAGCCCACTTTCAGTACACGGGTGGGTTAACCCTAACAGACCTTAAAAGCGGTAAAGAAATTGTTTAAAACTGGCTTATAGGATTAAGTCGTTTGCGGTCATACCTGTAGGAAGGGTGAGAACCGCCCTGTAGCGTGGCAAACTGAAATAACTCATCTTTATCCACCCAACCCACAATATCGCCCCCAACATCGTCTAAAACGACTAAGATGTAAAAATCACACGGTTTCTTGCGGTGGTATTCGGTGACATACACATCACCTTCTTTATTACGGGTAGATTTAACATCAATAGTCCTACCGCCTGAAGTCTTGAGATCAGCAGGGTTTTTCTTTTGATTAATGGAAAAGTCGGGCATTAAGTTTAAATACTTGGCTACCAAATACTCACCCTTAAACCCGTCTATATCCATTTCATACGGATCTTGCTGGCTAACCTGCCTGTCAAAATTAAACTGCATGGCGTTTTTCCTACGCATAGTACCGAAATACTCGCATAGGAATAACTCATGCTTGGACAAGTCAACTCTCAAATCACATACCCGTGCATTAGGTAGTTAGTACCAAAAATAATGACGCATATTAAAATAGCTACTAAACCGCCTTGGATAAATTCTTTCATGTCATTCTCCTATTGAAAAATACGATAGCGTGGGTTACATGTAACTTCTACTGGTACATCACTCATAATGCCGTTAATCTTACGCTTGGCCGTAATGACTACGGGGCGTGTACCAGCTTCCTCACATTCAGTAATACCAAGAATAACTTGAGCACGGGTCATGTGAAAAGCCTGTTTATCAGTTTCTAAGCTGACATTCGGTGGGTCAAAGGAAGTGCAAGCGGCCAATGCTAATGGTGCTATTAAAAGTAAGTATTTCATATTAATCCTTGATAAAAAATGTTTTAGGGTATCCAGCAAAATGGGTTTCTGCTTTCCATTCAGCAATGATGGCTTCTGCCTTTTCTAATGTTTTGGCACTTGCGGTAGTACGACCATGTGGGGTGTTTACATATACCCAAAACCAACCGCACTCTTGTGGCTCAATATGGTATGTGGCTAGACCGTTAAAAAAGTCTTGTGCGTGGTTGTATGCGTTATCTGCCGCCCAATCTTCATTGGCAATACGGCTGGTGCGTTGTGCTGTTGTTTCCATTATTTTTTCACCCAAATTTGTTGAAAGTTATTTGCAAAATTGCCTTGAGTTCCTTGTTTTCTAGCCCAAACTTGTTTTTTTGTTGCGTTGCGTTTTGCAATAAAGGCATCAACACAATCTTGAGCAGATTTTTGTGCAATTTCAAAAGATGCTAATTTACCGTCAATAAAAAATGTGTAATCGCAAATTTCTTGTGTAGGAATAGCGTCTAAATCTTGTTGAAAAGACCAGTAATCGGTAGCACGATATGTAACTTCACCACCGTTTTTGTGTTGTAACTTAAATTTCATTTTGCGTTCCTTTTTCTATCTCACTCCCCGATGGAGTAACTCCAGTTTAGTTAAGCTATCTTAACCCGTCAAGTATTATTTATCTAAGGAAAACCCTAAGTGCAAAAATACAACAGGGCAGTATTTGGCAGTTACTAACTGTTAGGTGGAAAGCCGCAAAAACCCTAACTTACTGCATCCTACTATGGCGGCTTAACGCCCTAAAGAAGTTGGGGTACTCCTTGCGTTTCCCCCGTTCCCGTGAAGGAATTAAAGATTGTTCTTGATCTGATAGACCCTTAACAAATGTTGAAAGCACTCCCAACTCTTTTGAAGCTGGGGTTCTTCTATTTCAATCAATTTTACTTGATTAGTCGTTCCGTTGACAAATACGATAGCACACCGTGCAGAGGGCAAGCCTAGTCCTTCGCGATAGGCCGCTAACTGCATTTCATGCTCAAAATATACATCAACTTTATCCAAGTCCGTGTCTTTTGTTTTGAAGTCAACAATGAACCCAGTACCCTGCCCGTTGACCGGTTTAGCCATCAAATCGCATTTGCCACCGTACCCTAGGTGATGCCCAAAAGACTTCTCTGCAAGCCAAGGTTGGCTTCCAAAAGCATCTTTAAGCACCTTGTCAATCTCATCAAGGTAAGCTGGCTTTTCAGGCAAATACATCTGTTCAAAGTAACCCTCAATAATGGCGTGGATAGCTGTACCCCGTTCCGCCGCTTCCCGACCAGTAGCACGGCTATCCTGCATTACACGCTTTAGCCATTCCTGTTCTTCCTCACCATCTGCTCTAGGCAAGGTAAGTGCGGCTAAGAGGACTTGTTGTTGTTTCCATGTATCAAGGCCTGCTTTTGATAATTGTCCGTTAATTGTCGTAACACTTGGCAAAAGTCCGTCTTTTCGTGCATCGCGAAGCGTTGTTGCCCGCTCGCCAGTTTTGCCGATGGTTGTATAGGCTGGAGTGCCGTCTTTAGTGTACCAATGACCATTTAATTCTACCTTTTCTTTAACTATCATTTAGTATCCTAAAACATTTGCAATGTCTTGGACAGACCATAAAAGCCTACTTCCAAATTTTTTAGGAGCAATGCCATAACAATTTTTTTCTAAACAATAATTTTTTCTAACGGTTTGCGGTGAAACGCTAAAAAATGTTGCAAATTCATTTGTAGTAATAAAATCTCTTTCACCAGCAATTGCAGTTAATTTTGTTGGAATATTCATATATCACCTATTAAAAAGGAATGTCGTCAAGTTTAGGATCAGATTCAACTGGTGCTTCAGCATCCCTAGCTTTTTGGCCACGCCATTCAGATGATTCAGTAATCTTTTCCTTGTAATATTTTGGCAAACCGTCATATTTAGCTTGGTCAAACTCCGCTAACCAAAAATGCAAACAAGGATTAACGCCTGCAGGCTGGGCGTTACGCAAAGCAGACGGCACAGGGCTAATACCGCTGATATTGGCATATTTGCCATCTTCTGAATGGGTAATATTGACCATGCAAAACTTGTCTAGCAGGTTACGCAAATCAAATTTCTTGCGATCTTCTGCGGTCATTTTCTTGTTAGACCATGCTTCTAGGTCTTGACGCAATCTAGCTTGGTCACCAAGACTAACGGTATAACGCTTAGACACAATCAAAGGTTTACCGTCATCTGTTTTTAATGGCTGGTCTTGGTCGTCATTACCGTGCAATTCCCAAGTCAATACAACCTTGTGCATGATCTTGGTTTCGCCAGCCCATTCGGTAGCTTGATGCCCTAGGTCAATGACCGAGTACAAGCGAGCCATGTGTAACCCTGCTGGGGCTATTTTAAATTCTTTACTGTTGTCTGAAATAATCATTGCTTTGCTCCAAAAATTTTAGAAAAATCATTAATAACATCACGCAAAACGGGGTTTACATGGGTGTTGCGGATTGGTGATGGCAAGCCACACGCATAGCGTAGGTCACCTATCTCATCTGCTGTAATAAATACCCCATTTTCGAGGTCTTTAAAGATGCGTTCCAAATGTTGTTGGAAGCTGTGTAAGTCTTGATCTTGCTCACTCATACGAGTTCTCCTAATTAACACGGCATATACCGTACTTAGATATTAAGCCAACTTAAAACATAAAGCAACACTTTATTTGCAATTTGTTGTAAAAATGTTAAGATAGCTTATGGAAAAAATATCATCAACAGCAATGATTCGACTTTTAGGCGGTTGTACACGGGTATCCAAGATAGTCAATGTGTCCGTTCCAGCTGTGTCTATGTGGCAAAACGGGGATATTCCTTACGATAAGCTGGTGATCCTTGCCGCAACATTGGAAAAAGAATCGCATGGCTTAATAACGCGAAAAAACTTGTTTCCAAAAAATTACAAGTTGATATGGCCTGAATTAGATTGATGTATACTTAAAATATTGAGGACTTGAACACTCGATAGGATAGGGTTTTATAGGTGGTTTTAGGGTTTAGGAAAGTTTCGTGAGGTAATTTTCCCAAGCCGTTCAAGCTAAAGCTACCTATAAAGCCCTTTTTTATTGTCAGTCCCATTCGTACTCCAAACGATATAAAGCACCTAAATGGGTGGCGTGGAATAGAACATGGGCTGGTCTACACCTGACAGCAAGCCCCGTAGCCTTGAGTGGGGACTACACAAGATACAAGGACAATGGTGACAGACAACCTTGTAATCGAATGAACACTACCTTCGGGAGCATTAGTTCGGGACACATCCTGAATGGATGGGGTGCTATCACCTTTGGGACACCTATGACAAAAAAACAACACATAGGGAAAACACCTAGAAATAAATAACAATCATTAAGACAACTTAACATATACTTTCAACATGATTGAAAATTTGATGTTGATTTTTTCTGTTGGAATCTTTGCCATATTTGGCGTTGTTATAACTTTGTTATTACTAATTATTTTATGGGTGAAATCATGACTTGGAATCTACGCTTAGTTAATATGAGTAATTCATACGAAGATTACTTTGAGATTCGTGAAGTGTATTACGACAATATGGGAAAGCCAATTGGTCATAGCAATGCGGCCATTGGTGGGGAAGATAGACTTGAGGTGGACAGATATATTGAAATGGCTAAACAGGCATTAGACAAGCCAATACTAAAATTTGCTGATACTGAAAAATCTAACCACACACAAATGTTAGAAGATGAATGTGCGGCTTTAAGAAAGCAATTAGATGAACTTCAATGATTTCTATGCCTTGTATCCTCGTAAAATGGCTCGTAAAGACGCTGAAAAGGCTTGGAAGTCTATGACTACCGATGAACAGGAAAAAGCCTTAGAAGCCCTGCCAAGCCATTTGAAATACTGGAAAATTAAAGAAACCGCTAAAGACTTCATACCATACCCTGCTAGCTGGTTACGGGCTGGGCGTTATGATGACGAACTTGACATTGAACCACTTAAAAAGCCTGAATTACCGTGGTATTCCAGCGAAGAATTAACAGCTAAGAAAGCCCAAGAAGTTAATTGCCCTGCTTATGCTGGTGAGGGTTGGCAACAATGGCGGTCTAGGATTAGTCAGAAGATAAAGCAAGTTGAAGCCTGATCCATTTGCAGGAATGATTCAGGGTATTAAACAAAGACCCAAAGCAGTAAAGCAGATGTACCTTGTAGATTGGTATATTGCTGTAGCAAAGAAGCGTGGCTGGGATGCGGTGGTTAAGTTAATACAACAATACCCCGACACCGAAGCGGAAATTAAAATGTTAATTAAAAAGAGATTAGGAAAATGAGAGAGATAGACCCCAATAAATGTATAGACTTTATATTAGAAAACGCAGGTAAATATGCACAGGCAAAGGGTGAACTTGCACAACTTGAGGCGTATAAGAGTTCGCTCAAGGCTATTAAAATGGCACAAACTGCTGAACAATCTCTCGGGGCTCAGGAGCGTGAAGCTTATCGAAGCCAAGATTACCAAGATTTATGTAAGGCGATTGGAGCGGCTACGGAAAACGCAGAAAAGTTAAAGTGGGAGCTGGAAGCCGCACGGCTTAGACATTCCACATGGCAGACCCTAGAAGTATCTAACCGTAACCAAGATCGGATATTGAAATGACCCTGAAAGTAACCGAAGAATTTTTAATTCTTAAATTATTTTGCAAGATGTATGAGGATGCCTTAAACCGTAAAGACTATACGCAAATGCTTGAATTAAGCGTTGACATTGCGGAATCAGGTGAAAAATTAGAACAACTTACTGTAGATCATATTAATGGCCACGAAAAGTGAGAAAGAAAAGTATCGCAAAATTAGTGAACTGGGATGTTCACTATGCAGGCATCAAGGTAATGAGGGAACGCCAGCGGAACTACATCACATTAGACGAGGTGGCGTTAGAAGCCTATCGCCAGTTATCGGTCTTTGCCCCTACCACCATCGAGGATCAAATACCAGTATTCACGGAATGGGTCGTAAACGGTTCGAACAAGAATACGGAATCACGGAAGAACAGTTGTTGGAGAAAACGGAAAGTCTTATAAATGAGTAGCTGGTTAATCATTGTTACTGGATTGATTTACTTTTATATTGGCTTAGAACAAGGGTTCAAGGGCAACCTACCTATGGCTGTTGTATATACAGGCTACGCTTTTTCTAATGTCGGTTTGTACATCATGGCTAAATGAAATGTATATACATTGTATATACGCACAAACATTAAAGTTCTAACGGATCAAACCCTAATTCGCTGGCTACCATCTTGCAACGGGTTCTAAACGGCTTTCCGTGTTGCATCCATTTATCCCCTTTTTGCTTGTGAAAACTCATGTGTACGCACTCATGGGCAAGGGTGGTTAAAACGGTATAGAAGTGGCTACAACGCCCCGATGATATGGTAATGGTATGACTGTATTCCTCACCCGTATCTAGCAGGTAAGTCCCCATTACTTCAGGGTCAGGGGTAACAATAAACTCTATTTCTTCAGGCAATGGCATAGGCCATTTGGTAAACGGATAACAGCAATACAGGCTTGCATATAGGTTTTTTAATACTTCAGGATTTAATCTCATATAGTTCACCCCTAAAAAACACAAGCCCCTCATCTTCATTAATAACCTGCACTAATTCAGGTGGCATTAAATGACCGTTTACATAGGTAAGAACTGCGAATCCTGCTCTCCAATTAACGCTTGAATCTTCATGGTATAGAAATTGCTCATCCTTAACTGCCGCCATCATTCCAGTATCTACACCGTATAAATCACCGTTGTAATTAGTCCAAGGGGTTACTTTCAGGGAGTGTAAATGCCCCGTAACCATTGATTTGCCACCTTTTAGGACATTGTTATACACCGCATGAATACCATTATGCCAACGGTGCTTGACCATTGTGTTGTCGTTAATCATAACTGACCAGCTATATGACCAGCCGTACAGGTGATCCGCAAGGCACATACCCTTGACACCTTGATATTGGGGTAGGACATTGGACAACTTGCCATCAAAGCGTAAATCGTGATTACCAATGGTGCGGTGCAATATACACCCAGCAGGGCGTACAGCTTCAATATCACCTAGCCTAGCTTGGACTTCTTCTAATTCCTGTTGGACTGTAGGGTGGTCTTGATAACCTATCCTGTTGTGCTGGCTAATTACCGCAAAATCAAACAAATCCCCATTTAGGATTACCATGTTTGGCTTTAATTGTTTTGTAAAATATACAAAAGCACGGTGGGCAGTAGATATATATTTGGGGTTGTAATGGCAATCTGAACCCACTAAAACCACGCCATTCTTTAATTCGTATTCACAGCGTATTTTATTTTCAGGAATGGTAAATCTTGGAACACCACGATTATTATTGGCTTCAAGCACAATATCGTACTTTTTTTCTATATTCTTTCTGCGTATCATTACATTTCTGACATCAACATTTAATGCCCTAGCTACTTTTGTAGGCGATCTATGTTCTTTAAACAATGATATAAACTCTGAATCACTACACGCTGGTTTGCTCATGCCAAGCCTTTATAATGGTAAAGTTAGCCAATACTAATCTATTCTAATGGAAAATCAATGACATACGCACGAATTGATACAAACCACAAAGAGATAGTAGCGGCATTAAGACAAGCTGGTGCTACTGTGGTGTCACTTGCCGCAATGAAGCACGGTTGCCCTGACCTGCTTGTTGGTTATGCTGGCGAAACAGTATTAATGGAAATTAAAAAAGATTCGAAGGCCAAGTTTACGCCCGACCAATTAGACTTTATGGGCAAGTGGAAAGGCGGTGCAGTAAGCCGTGTAGATAGCGTTGATGCCGCGATAAGAGCACTAGGTATTACTAGAAAAGTGTTATAAAATAGATTAAAAGGAGCGTTTTATGGATAAATCAATGGCATTATTCCTAGCAACATTGCTACATTCGGGGACTAATACCCATTTTTTCCATTGGGCTACCAAGTCTTATGCCAAGCACAAGGCATTAGGCAAGTTTTACGAGAACATTATTGAACTGACCGACCAACTGGCCGAAGCCTATTTTGGTTGCTACGGGCAGATTACCGAATTTCCTGCTACCTACCACCAGCCAAAAGAACCGCTGGCATACCTGCAATCACTACAGCGTTTTGTAAAAGAAGCACGGGCAGACCTACCAACAGACACAGAGATATGTCAGCTTATTGATAATATTGCCCAAGAGATTGACACAACCATCTATTTACTTAAATTTAAGAGTTAATCATGCCATTAGACAAATCAGGATCAGCCGAATCTGTCGGCAAGAACATCAAAGCAGAGGTTAAAGCAGGGAAACCTAAAAAACAGGCACTTGCTATTGCCCTTAATGTTGAGCGTGAAAACGCCAAAGGTGACCGCAAAGCTAAGTTAGAAGAAGCCTACGGTAAGTACATCGAAGAAAAATGAGCCGCAGGGATGACATCCGTGCCGCAATAGAAAAGCACGATAAGCCGATAGCCAAGACCACAAAGGGTAAGGGTCGGCATTATCAGTCAGTAGAAGAAGGTGCTGGAATGACCGAAGCTGGTCGCAAAGCATACAACGCAAAGAACGGTAGTAATTTAAAAGCACCCCAAGCCAGCGGATCACGGCACGATAGTTTCTGTGCAAGATCGGCAGGATGGAATGGGGAACGAGGAAAAGCGGCAAGAGCAAGGTGGAAATGTTAATGAAAAACGGACTTTACGCAAATATTCACCGTAAACAGGAACGGATCGCAAACGGTTCGGGCGAGAAAATGAACAAGGTTGGTAGCAAGAACGCTCCAACTGCTAAAGATTTTAAAGAATCGGCTAAGACCGCCAAACCACGCAGAAAGATAATCTCTGACGCAATGAAGGATATGTAATGGAACACATGAACCGCAAATATAAGCCTGAAGATGCAATGCTACGGCCGCACAAAGAAACCACGCTAGAAAAGCAACAGCGTCTGCGTTTAGAGCGTAGAGCCGCTATTGCTAATAAACTCAAAGACTTGGATAAAGAAGTCAAGTAATGTACCCCGAGTACGATCCTAATGAGCCAACGCTAGGTCAATCTTTTGCCGATATGTTACGGGGACTTAAAAACCCCCAAAATTTACAGCAAGTAGGACAGGGCATAGTCAATACTGCTCAACTTGTACCAAATGTAATTGAATCATTAGGTCGTGGTGGTGTAGCCCAAGCTGTTGGAACAATGGGTGATTTGCGTGATTTACGCAATACCGTACAAAGCTATTTACCCCAAAGCGTACAGAACTTTAGCAATGCGGCCGAGTTTATGACAAACCCGTATGCAAAAGCCCTGACCCAAACCGCACCAACAACAGAACAGACATTAGACTTTGTACCCCGTGCCACAGCACCGTATGAAGGCTATAAGCAACACGAAACGCTAGGTGAATACATTGCCCCAGCTTTAGGTTACTTTGGCGGTAAAGCCCTAAAAGCTACTAAAGATCTGCCAATTGGCATGACTATTCAAGATGTAACACCGCCAATAGAGCCAGCCAAAGTAGCTGAAGCCCTACGCCAGCCTGAAAAAAACGCACTTGGATTCTATTCTCCGCTAGAAGAAGCTGTTGGCAATCTGCAAAATCAAAAAGGTACAGGCCAACAATACCTTGCACAACTCCTTAAAACTCAAGGCGTTAAGCAAGAAGAAGTAGCCACACGGGGATTAGATACATTCCTTGAAAGTAATCCAAAAGTAACACGGGAACAGATGGCCCAGTATTTGCGTGAAAACCCAGTACAACTTAAAGAAACTGTGCTTGGTGCTAATTCTCAGCGTGATTTAAACACAATGAATTACAACGATTATTTCCTTGATGAAGGCCGTGTATTAGATGACCCTGATTATGTTAGTAGCAGGGCTGATGATATTGCTTACGATTATGAATCTAATAATCCTGACATAGTTCAAATGATGCGTGAAAACACTATGAAAGAATTGGGTTTTACGGCAGATGATTTAGCAAATCCATACAATGAAGCCAAATTTCAGCAAAAAGTAAACGACAGCATTTACGAAGATTCATTAAAACAAGCTGAAGAAGAATATAGAGATAACCCTTTCATGGAACATACCGATGAATTAGGGTATCGGGTTACAGGCAATGATGACATGGGCTACGATGTAATTGATCCTACTGGTAATCCTATAAATTACCGCAATAATGGTTCAATGAGTTTAAGTGAAGCTGAAGAAGCTATCCGTGAACACGCATTAGATCGTGGTTATTTGCACATGGAAGAAGATGAGTTAGGCACTAAATACCACGATTACACCCTACCTAATGGTGAAAATTACCGTGAAGTGCTTATTCAATATGATCCAAAATTATCATACAAAGATTCAATTCGTGAATTAACACCTGAAGATAAACAGCGTCTTGGTGTTGATACTGGTGTTTTAGCTAAAGTCAAAGATACTTGGGGCTATTACCCAAGCAGAGAAGTGGCTGAAATGCAATTAAGCAGTAGGCTACCTAAATATGAATCAGGTCATTTTGATGAACCTAACATCTTAGCCCACTTCCGTACTACTGACCGCACTATTGACGGTAAAAAGACCCTATTTGTAGAAGAAATACAATCAGATTGGCATCAAGCTGGGCGTAAAAAAGGTTATGAACAGGATGTAAAGCCGTTACAAGAAACTTATGACAAGCTGGCACAAGAACAACATGACTATTTAAAAGAAATGTATAAAAAATATAGTCCTTATGCTACCGATCCTGAAAAAATGAAAATGTTAGATACTTTGCCGGATAGCACAAGAAAAATGGTATTTGAAACATTACATAAGCAAATGTCACCAACAGAAATTGAAAAATATGAAACATTATTTAATCAAAATAAAGATGCTTTAAAAGCATTACAAGAAGCAAAAAGAAATACCGTACCTGATGCCCCATTTAAGAAAAACTGGCAAGAATTAGCTATGAAACGAGCCATGCAAATGGCCGCAGAAGGTGGCTATGACCGTGTAGCATTTACTACTGGTAAACAGCAAGCAGACAGATATAGCTTAAGTAAACAGATTAGCGAAATACATTTAAGTGGCACAGATTTAGTTGCTTACGATAACAATGGAAACGCAGTAATTAAACAAACTGGAGTTACAAAAGATAATCTTGCTGACTATATAGGTAAAGAACCAGCACAAAAATTGCTTGAGCAAAAGCCACAAGGTACATTGCGTTCTTTATCAGGCGTTGACCTTGATGTAGGTGGTGAAGGCATGAAAGGCTTTTACGACAAGATTCTGCCCGATTTCATTAATAAATACGGTAAAAAGCATGGTTTAAAGGTAGGTCAGACCAATTTAAAAAGTCGTGGCATACCTGATGCTAGTTTGGTTTATGAAACTGCTCAAAAATACGGATATTCGAAACAACAATTTGACAGGTTGCCATTAGAAGAACAAAAAAAGATACGAAATGAATCAATGCCAAAGGGTGAACAAGTACATTACTTTGACCTAACTCCCCAAGCTAAAGAATCATTCCTTAAAAAAGGACAACCTATGTTTGCAGTAGCCCCAGCTATGGCTATTACAGATGAGGACAGTAGACGAGATATATTGGAACAGTTGTTCAATAAGCAAAAATAGCCTACAATTAACTTATCTTAATCAACCACTTGGGTAAGGTATGAGCATTAAACAACAAACAAATAATCCAAAGGGCAGACCAAAAGGTAGCCCCAATAAGTCCACAGCA